TGCACTAGGCCCCGCAAGAGGCGCGGGATGCCGCACTTGCGCATCCACGCCTCTCCCAACTCGGCTGCAACTTCATGTTGCAGCTGGTCGGTAGCTTCTTCGTAGTCCGTCGAGGACACGAAGAGAGCCTTGAAGGTGTCCGTCCTTTCGACGTAGCCTTCATACGCGTTCTCCTCTCGGGACTCGAGGGAGAACACGATCTCCTTCAGCTCGTCTGACATCAGACGAGTGAAGAAGTTCCACCCGTGGTTGGCTTTACCCATCCCCGAGTGGCTGCTCCGAACCCCCTTCATCAGGGGCTCTGAGCAAAGCTTGTTCACAAGATCTAGCACGATCTTGAGACAAGCACGAGCCTTGGTCACCGTTCTGGCTTTCCCAGGCTCCTTCACCACCGTCAAGAAGGCTCCCTTCAGGAGCCCCGGTGGTGTGCGAATGACGTGGTCTAGAGCAGACCAAAACAGACATTCGCCGACCGTCTCGAAATTATCGGGTAACCGATACGAGACGATCTTGCCGGTGTCGAGGTCCCGGATGGGAACCCCCTCACCGATCGGTAGAGACGCCAGGATTTCCCTGGCCGCCTCGACCGTACCTCCGTCTCTCCGGGTATGTTCCCAGGAGGCGGAGGTCGTCACCGTTACTCTCGCTTTCGTCGAGAGTCCGGTGAACGACTCATCAGGGAGGTCCCTCAAGACTTCCCCGATGGCCACCCGGATCAACTTCCGCATTCCCTGCGGGAGGACCCGGGGCTCCCGTCCAACAGTTCGTAAGAACTTTACTTTGGACTGGAGGACCACGAGGGGGGGTGGAGTACCCGCCCCTCGGGTCTGCGAGAAGAGGCCGATCAGGAAGGCCTGCCTCTCCTCACTCGCCTTTCCCACCCTGTTCCAGACAGGGAGGAATTGGCGGCACCACGCAGGGGGGACGTCCGTCCCCTCTGCGAGGGCAGATTCCAACGTCCCGCAGTGCGCGTGACGTTTGAACCACTTCCTACTCGCCTTTAACTGCGAGTAGGCAGTGACGGTGGAGATGGCCTCTTCGGTCATCTCCCCATCCAGGAACTCATCTCCTAGAAGATAGGAGATGTTTCCTAGTGTGAACATGTCATAGCGTGACCATGTCCACACTTCTTCGGGATACCCCAGATACCTCTGGAGAAATATCCCGTCAACGGTCTTGAGCATCTCGAGAAGACGCTCCGACCGTGCCTTGTGATTCCGCTTGTGGGCGGTAAACAAGGCTGAGACCTGCCCCTCCGTCAAGAAGGGGTCGGTCTTGCACCTGAGGAAGGCATTCAAACGCCTCCTCAGGCCACGAGCCCAGCCCTTGTGATAAGAGCCGGTCTCGTTACACATCCGGACCAGGGCATGGCCCCAATGTGTATGGTGGTAGATGACGTGCAGCTGCACGTCAACGTCCACGATCTGGGAAAAACGAACTTTGTTTTTCCCAGATCCATCCCACTTAGGCCCTAACAGCCGCGGTGGGAGGGGGTCCTGGAGACGTATTCCGTCTCCGGACCATACCGTCACCTGGGGATCACTCCCCTTGATGCCGGCAATTACGAGGGCCGCCTGGAGTAACCAGGGGTCTTCGTATTTGATGCGGTACCGGGACTTCTCCCGGAACTGCACCATACCCCCAGTGGGACTCGGCTTGAGCCCCACTGTGGCTTCGTCGGCTTCGGACCCTGATGTGTCCTCGTCGACGTCATGAGCGTCGGGCATGGAATGCACGACGTCCATGGTCTCTGCGGCCTCCCGAAGGAGAGCGCCGAGACTTCCGCACATTGATGGGCGGTCACCCATCAATCTGCGAACGACCAAGTCACGAGGAGGTTCCTCGGACCTGGTCGCTACCTCCTTCAGAGTGAACCCACTCCGGAGAAGGTCGTCGCGGTTTGCCTTGACAGAGGCAGAGCCCGCGAATCGAAGAAGGGTGCTTGAAGGCACCTGCTTCGTCGAGAGGTAATGCTTACCCGTGGTATACGGGCGCAATGCCTCTGGAACGACCCGACATGGCGTGTCGCGGTCGAACCATAGAGGAAAACGAGACATCTCTCTCGCCACCTCTAGGTTGGTTGCTC